CTTTGCGCCCTCTAGGAATCCAAATTGATCCGACACATCAGGAGCCGATCTTAATGTGACCCATCCCAGCTAGGAATGTAACTAAACCTACAGCTCCGACTCCAATAATCCAAAAGAACTTGGTGACCACAGACTTACCGATATTGGTATAGACCTTTTCGATGACACGCTCGGTCACCTTTTCAACGATATCTTCAATCTCTTTTTCGGTAAGTTGTGTCATAGTAATCACGCTTTCTTTCGTACTGTTTTGCGTACTACTTTCTTGGCAGCCTTGCGGGCTGGCTTAACAGCAACTGGTTTCTCAATAGGGAACTCAAGCGTTGCCCTGGGGATAAAGCCAAAGCGGTCTAGGATCCATGTAAAGATAAAGTTCATGGCAAAGTCGCTATAAACGCATTAGCTTGTGTCATCACATTCCCATCGGCATCTTGCAGTTCTGCACCAGCTAAGACTTCTTTTTTGAAGTTAGCGTAGTCTGTGTTGGCAGGGTCGAATGGGATACAAGCACCATCTGATAATTGAATAACAGAAGTTATTTCGCCTAATCTATTTTGTTCACAAAGTTTATACATACTTATAGCTCCGCAGATGCGTCAAGAAATGATGTTGTTGAATTTGTTTGAACAACTGCTGGTCTTCCACCTACTGCTCCAGTAGCGGTAAAACTAAGTCTTGCTGTTTGAGTACCAGACCCAGTTGAAGCTATGCTAAGAGTGTAAACACTTGACTGTTCATCATCAGCAACCAAACTAGACATTGAAAAAGTTGGAGCAGAACGCATGATTGTTGGATACCAAACTGTTGACCTTACCTGATTAGTTGCACAAATTCCTAATGTTAGGTTTACTGCTGATGCTCCTGGAATATTTTTCCAATAATACCTTTGACACAAAGTCAATTCAGTTCCATAAGGTCTGTAATCAAAGCTAGTAGCTGTAGAGCCTACCTCTAGCTGAACGCCCGTGATGTAGAATGTTGCTCCGTTTGTGCCGACTACGGATGTTGCTCCTGTGGCTGATAAGAAGTTTCCAGCAGCCCATGCACCCGCAGTTGTTGCTAAAGTTGAACCCATGCCTAAACTAAATGTCAAGCGTAAACCAATACCATTAGTTGTTAGCCATGTACCGCTTGTATCGCCAGTAATAGTTACTGTTTTGTATTCCCAAGTGTTTGATGAACTTATAGTAAATGTAAATGGGTATGCTCGATTAACAGCCGAGTTCATAACTGAACCACCAAAAGTTCCTGTTAAAGAACTTCTAACCCAAAAGCTAACAGTTACTGTTTTAGCATTAGCAGTTCCCCATCCTAGGTCAGCAACATTAAACCCTTCAATACATTGTTGAACAAAAAACGCATCTCCAGAACCTACAGAATAGGCAGATAAAGAGGTACAACCTAAATAATCAGTAAACCCAACTGGCGGTGTAACTGCACCAGCATCTTGTTGTGCTGAAAATTTAGACGATTGCGTAAGCCCCGCATACCATCTATCTACTAAGTATTGTCCGTTTGTAGGAGTAACACTAGCACCAGCATTACGCTGGTCAATCACGCACGCTCCATTTATTATTTTGTTCTTCATTCCCACAACAGGGGTAACGGCATTGCTACTAATAGCACCGCCATACATCGGGGTACTTATACCCTGACTTCCATCCAAAACTATCGGCATAATTGCTCCTTACGCTGTTGATGCCACGCCTTTACCGCTTGGCTAATTTTTAATTTATCTTCATCCGTATAAACACGCTTTGCTCTTGATGTACGCATCTTAGCTTTTGTTTCTTCAGATAACTTTTTACCTTTGTGCGGATGCACATCAAGCGACTTCCAATGCATACGCTGTGATTCACTCATTTTGGCACGAGTTTCTGCAGATGCTTTTTTACCTTGATTGGGTGCATGGTAAACATATTTACCCCAACGACCACCGCCTTCAAGGTTGTAGCCATTAGGTGCTAGTGTGCCAATTACATTAATCCAAAACTGCTCTAGGTAATCTAGCGTTTTGTCATCGGCTACTTTGTCGCAAATAATGTCGTAGCTAAAGTTTTTAAATCCATGCTTTTTGTATGCGGCACGAATAGCGTGTCCATGACCATGCCTTGAATGTTGGGTTATGGTTTGCCCAACATATTGCTTACCATTCAAATTGTTGGTAACGCAATAAACACGACCCATTATGCTAACTCCTCATCTGTTGGTCTAGCTAGTGTAGGGTGTTCCCAAATTGCAATATATTCAGGCGTTCCGTTGTTGTCATTAACAACACAAATGCCTACTTGCATAAAGTTTTTTCCAACCAATTCAGGGTAAAGTTCAACGATTTTTTCAGCTAATGATTTCATGAAAAACTCACTATGTAATAAGTTGCTGTGTAATTTGGAGTGTTGTAATTTGAACCTGCATAAGGTTGCCCAGCTAACCAAATAGACTGTGAACTACCAGTTCTATTAAAATACATTATTGTTGCTTGTAAATTACTAATACCCGATTGAGGATAAGGGCCAACGCTATTAGAACCAGCAACTATTCCACTACTATTTGATGCAGTAGAAATATAACAACCATAAGTAGGTTGGCTCGGACTATTTCCACCTGAAGTGGTTACATTAAAGTAAGCAATAATTAATGAATTATTTGGCAACGACAAACTTGAAACAATATTTGTATATGTATTGCTGGCAATTGAATTTGCTGTTCCGCTTCCTGTAGACGAAGAAGAAATTGAACTTGTAATTAAAGTGCCTGTTACCGATGGAACAGTAACTAAGTTACCTGTACCCGATGCTAACTGTAATACACCTGAGTTGTCGGCAGATTGGGTTAATCCACTTGTAGTTGTGGCTGTAATAATTGATGCCATTATGACACTCCTTTTGGATACTTAGCCTTGACCGCTAAGCAGTCAGCTATGTATTTATCAATCTGTGCTTGGTCACCCTTTACTACACCATCAATGTAATCGGTGATAGAAGGGTATTCTGCGGCTCGTTTATATTTATATTCTTCCGCTTGCCTATCAGATTTTATCTTAGCAATATTAGCAAGATACTCTGTTTCTTCTTCGGCAGTCAGCACATAATCTACGCCATTTTTATTTATAGTAATCATCGTGCTACTCCATAAATATCGTAAGTGCCTGTTAAATTGCCACCTGACATTGATATATTAATTCCGTCAAAAGAACCAACTACATTTAACGAACCAAAACCTAGCATTTGTTTTCTGTAACCATTATCAGCGCCATACAAACCCCACTCACCTTGTGTTTCGCTAACAACTTGTGGGTTAAAAAACTGGATAGAGCCGTTAAAAACAGAACCATCATCCATATCATCATAAAGAACCCAAGAAGTTGATGAGCCTGTATTTGATGCGGCAGTTCCAGCATTTAAGCCAGCGTTAATGTAGTTCACATTAAAAGCATAATTGGCAGTTGAATTTGTTGAGCCACTAGCACGAAACTGAAAAAATATATCCACATTATTTGAGCCACCACCTAATGTAGCATTTATAAACATGACATAGTTTTTATAGGTGGAAGTAAAAACCCCATCTACTGTAATGCCTGATGCACTACTCAAAGTTCCGCTTGTTACTCTAACCAAACCAGCGTTGCTAATTTGACTGCTGGTAATAGTGCCTGTTAATTGGCTAGTTGGAATACTAGACGCAGAAGTCAAAACAGTTCCGCTAGTGGTTGGCAAAGTTAATACAGTAGTACCAGCAACGGCTGGTTCTTGTAATGTAACTGAACCGCTAGTTGACCCCTGTAGGATGAGACTCATAATACCACCCATCTAGCGCCAGATGGCACTGTTACTGTTGCACCGCTATTGATTGTAATAGGACCTACAGACATAGCATTTTTTCCTGTTGATAGTGTGTAAGAGGTTGTCACAGTAGGTGAATTCTCTTGAAATACTGTATCACCACCTGCTCCAGTAGCACCGCCACCGATAGAACCCCATGCAGTTGTGTAGCCTTCAAATCCACCTGTGGTGGAGTTATATCGAATCATACCCGCAGCAGGAGAACCGCTACGCTGTCCAGTTGTTCCTGCAGGTACTTTTAATTGACCAGTGCCAGAGAAAGTACCATCTCCAGTCATGGTTAAGGTTGTTCCTGATACGGTTGCACCAGCACCTAAGATTTGAACTGGAGACGAAGCAGCGTTACCGACCCAGACTTTCTTGTCGGTAATGTTAACAGCAGCTTCACCCTGTATCAAAGTGGTAGGGGCAGCAGTCGTTGTTACACTGTTTTTAAGTTTTAAGATTGTAGGCATAGTTTATTTCCTAATGATAACACAAATTGACTGTTTTGTCAAGTCTTTTTTAAAAACTTCCACCATCTATTGTTCCATCAATATCTGACCCCGGAATTGTCGAACTAGCTGTAAAAGCACTGGTTCCAGAGCCTTTAATGTAGCCTGTTAGCGTGGTAGCCCCAGTTCCGCCGTAGGCTACTGTTAAAGTGCCTAAATCGCCAGAACCTAAAAGGCTAACCCCACCAACAGTCTTGATGTTTGTACCACTAACTAAAGCAGCTTGTTTTCCATTAAAAGTAGACCAATCTGTACTAGTTAGGTGTCCGCTAACACTTGAAGTTGCGGCTGGTATTGAGATTGCTGGAGTAGTGCCACCACTCGAAACAATCGGAGATGTTCCAGTTACGCTTGTAACAGTTCCAACATTAATTGAACCACCAAGTGCTGTAGAGCTTCCATTAATGGTTATTGCACTGTTTGTCAGTGACGAATTACCAATATTAGATAAAGTATTATTGGCTCCAGAGATGGTCTTATTAGTTAAAGTTTGACTATCTGAAGTTCCTAAAACAGTTCCCGAAGGAGCAGTTTTGGTCGCCCAAGTATCTAAATCAGCATCCCATGCTTGAACATTAACACCTATAGCAACACCTAGATTGGTTCTTGCCGTTGATGTAGATGTTAAATCACTTAAATTGTTGGCTTTTGCTAAGAAACTGGTTCCAGCCGCATAGGCATCTACCCAGACAGAGCCAGTATATACCTTCATATAGCCTAAAGAGCTATTGAAATATAAAGCACCAGCTAATAAGGCATTACCATCGTTATCGAGTGTAGGGTCAGAAGTCTTAGCTCCTAAATACCTATCATCAAAGTTATCGTAAGCAGTTAATGTTTGGTCTCTAGCGGTTTCTGCTGCTACCTGAGCTGCTGAAGCATTGGTTGCTGCGGTAGATGCTGTCGAAGCACTGTTACTAGCATTGGTTGCCGATGTAGACGCTGCTGAAGCACTATTGCTTGCATTTGTTGCCGAAGTACTGGCATTGCTTGCCTGTGTCGTCGCAGTGGATGCTGATGACGAGGCAGATGATGCAGAAGAACTCGCATTGCTTGCAGAGGTTGATGCTGACGAAGCACTGTTACTCGCATTGGTTGCTGCAGTCGATGCTGTTGATGCAGATGCTGCAGCATTGGTTTCGCTTGTACCAGCATTCGTTGCTGCAGTTGATGCGGTTGTAGCAGAAGTCGATGCAGATGATGCTGATGATGATGCGTTCGATGCCGATGTGCTTGCATTACTAGCGCTAGTGGATGCCGATGAAGCACTATTGCTTGCATTGGTTGCAGAAGTTGATGCAGATGACGCAGACGAGGAAGCATTGGTTGCTGAAGTACTAGCATTACTTGCTGAAGTTGCGGCATCACTAACCGAAGTACCAATACTAGATACTGACGCTGCTGCAGAGGATGCTGAACTAGCTGCTGCAGTTGCTGAATTCGATGCGTTTGTGGCAGAGGTTGCTGCTGCTGACGCAGATGCTTGTGCTTGATTCTTAGATACTTCTGCTGCGTTTGCTGCAGCAGTGGCTAAAACTGCTTGACTAGAAGCATCGTTTGTAGCGTCTCCTGACCCACCGGGTCCCCGATATAGGCTCAAAGTAATCTCCTATGTTTGTCTAAATACACTCATGGAATGCATTTAAACAAACTCCCTAGCCGTAGCTAAGGAGCTTGAGTTGCCTATATTAGGCGTTTACAGCGAGTACGAAGCCAGCTTCTGGGCGTACAGTCTTCACACCGAACAATGTGTCGGCAGTGTAGAGCGTAGACAAATACTCTTGCTTGTACTGAGTCTGGGAACGAACACCAAGTTGCTCGGCAAATACCATAGTATCAGTATGGAACAAGAGAGCAGCTTTGATAGCGTCACCAGCAGTGTTTTCACTAGCGGTCTCAATAACAGGCATATTGCTCGATACATAAACATCGATACCATATAACTTGCCAATTTGACCATTGTTAACACCACGACCATCAACGAAGTCAGAGCTATTGTAACGGTCAATGCCCATGATAGCGTTGCGGAGTGATGGAGGAATAGCAAACTTACGACCATCCATTGGAACATCAGCGTCGTCCATCAACTGGATGAGCTTACGGAAACCAGCATCGGTAAATACATCAGATGTGGTGACAGTATCTGCTGCGTACAATGTTAAACCAGTGGTTGCATCAATGAAGTAACTGTTGCTATGGACATAGGTAGTTGTACCATCACCAAAGGTCTTTGCAAGACCGATGAGGGTGTCGTCAACTTTCTTAGCTAAAGCATAGCCAGCGTCTTCTGTGTAGAAAGAACGCAAGGAAGACAATGCTTGAGTCTCGACGATGTCTTCGATGAAACGGCTGTACTCAAAGTGTTGGTCGATGAGAACTTGTACTTCGCTCTCGGTGTTAGCTTGGATGGTTACTGCAGTGTTAGCTGCTTTAGCTGCTGCTACGCCACGAGTTGGCTTAGGAATATGCAGTGTGTCGCCTTTTTTGCCTTTGAAAGACATTTTACGGACGAGGTTTGCAAGAACTAAGTTTGCCTTGTATGCAGCGATGACTTCGTCACTCCAAATCTCTGGAATAAACTTGTCTGCTGCTGTTTTGTTAACGATAGATGTACTACCGCCGGGGTATGTTACTGCTGCCATGATTAATTTCCTTTGTTAATTATTAAGTCTAAAATTACTTAACTCTCCCTTCGCTATAAGCTAACAAGATTTCATCCTGCAGTGCTTCATAACGACTAGGGTCGGTCAGTTTCAATTTAATTAGGTCTGCTCGACGATATACTTTTCGGCTACTCTCGCCAGCACCACCAACATCAACTGTAGCTGCCTTCATTGCTTGTTCTTGAGCTTTGCTTTCTACTGCTGCAGTTTGAGTAGTTTGAGTCTGCTGTTTGATTTGTTTAAGTTCTTTGTAAGTACTTAACAACTCATCAGCGGCATCAAAGTCAAATTCTGCATCAGCTTTGGCAAACAAGTTCAGTCGAATCTTAGAAGATTTAACCCAATCTTGGAATCCACTATCTTGTGCAATAGTGGTAAAATCAGGATGTTTAGCCGACAGTTGTTGTGCCGTCTTCATCTTCTTCATTTCTAATGCTGCTTGTCTAGCTTCAATTACAGCGGGATGCTTTTCTACTTGTCTGTTGACAGCCTGTTTAGGGTCTACAAAAAAGTCTTCTTCAAGCGATTCTTCAATAGGCGCTGTTTCTTTTGTTCGAGCTTCGAGTTGTTGTTTTAAAAGCTGGTCTGCAAGACTTCGTACTTCGTGAACCTCGTTTGCTTGACGACCTATTAGCTTTTCAGCCTCTTGGTGCATCTTTGCAATTTCTATTGCAGATTTACCTCGATACTTCTCAGGTAACTCTTCTACTGGTTCTTGCTGTTTAACTTCAGGTTGTGCATCGGTTGTTGATGCCTCTGGAGTTGTAACATCTTGTACTACTTCTTGCTCGTTGCTTTCAAACAGTTCTTCTTCTTGAATAAAATTTGCTGCCATTTAAAGTCTCCTGTCACCGAATCAAGTGATTTTAGGATTAATAATCTGAGGCTTTACCTGCGGTAAAGGTATCTCAGGCGTTTTGCTTTGCTTCTTGCTTCTGTTTGTCTTCGTGCCTTTTTGCCCATCTATCGTAGGCAGATACGAAAACGGGGTCAGTGCCATCTAAACTAATTCGTATAGGCGAAATAATTCGGTTAGCATCTAAACCACATTCACAGGGAATTACTGTTGTTTCATCTGTAACAAAACTCTCTGTGATATGTCCTTCTGAGCATTTAAAGTCATATAACTTCCTACTCATTCGCCGTGTCTCCCGACAAGAGCTGTTCGTAGGATTGCTCTGAAACATCTTTTAAGCTGATTAACCACTGGAGAATGTCCAGTTGTCCACGCTTTAGTTGTAAATCAGCTTCATTTTGGATTGGTAGCACTTGATTTAAGGAATTGAACATATTCTGTGCATCTTCCATCAAATCTAACCAACCTTGGGTCGCCATCATTGCAAAGCGACTCTCATAGTATTCTTGTAGTTTTTTATCTATCATTCTTTGTCCTTGTTGGAGAATGTATGTAAGTACTTACTTACATTTATAACCGCATTTTACCACAACTTTATAAAAAAGTCAAGTGATTTTTACTGGTTTTGTTGTTTTTGCATCTGAAGCTCAACAATCTTGCCTTTGTTCTTAATATCAGCTTCTTTGAGCATCAATTCTGCTATCTTAGCTCGTTTAGCGAACTCAGATTCTTGGTTTTTGCCATCAATGTTGGTTGATAGCGAACTAATGACCTTGGCACGAAGCTCTTCAGGCATTAATTGGGTCTCTACAACGGTCTTAGCAGCCTCTGCAGAGTCTTTTTGCGCCCTAGCCTGTAACGATTGAGTCGTCGCTTGCTTCTGTTCCATGTCCATCTGTAGCGCCATCTGCTGCATTTGCGCTTGTTGTGGGTCTGGTTGACTCATTTGGGTCAATGCTTGCTCCAATTCAGCCCGATTAGAGAGGCTAGAGTTGCCAATAATACCCTTGAGGATGATTGGTAGGACTGGAGTATTAGGTCCAAGAGTCTGTAACAAGCCAATAAGCTGCTGTTGTTCGTACTCACGAGCCATGATACCCAAAGTAGCGCTAGGAATAAATGTCATGTCTACAGAAGGATAACGCTCAGGGTCAAATTGCATATAACGGAAGGCTGCTTTCTTAATCAGCGGAACCATGAAGTCTTCTTGGAAGTTCGTCAGAGTCCGCTTATACTTCTTGATAATTCCAGCCATTGCCATTGACATACCAGCGCCAGACGCATCACGAGAGGCTTGAGATACAACTCCTTGGCTATCAAGTGTACCAGTTGCCATTAGGAGCATACGCTCAAACTCTTTCGAGGTAGCGAAGTTCTCAGGACTGGTTTGTCCGAACTTGAATGGGAATAGAATCTCTGCTGGATTACCATTAGTAAGGATTGCTTTACCGGGCTTAACTTCAAAGCGTGAGCCACGAGGTAGACGAGTAGCGTCCATTGCAATCATTGGTGCTGTAGTCAGTGCTAGACTGTCAAGGTGACTGCGTAGTTGAGCATCGATAGCCTTTTGCATATTATAGGCTTTCTCAACAGTGCCACGACCCCAGAATCTATTAGGGACAGTGTCATCCTGATACGCCAACACAGGGCGGTCTTGCATCATGTATGGGTTCTTCTCAGCTTTGAGTAAGAGTCCATCGTTAGCGATAACGACAATCGCCTCTACGAGGTCGCTATAGCTATCGGCGGTGCTATCTTCAGGGAAGAGGTCAACAACTTCTTCACCTTCGTTTTCTAACTGTTCTAGGTACTCTCTAGGAACTAATCCATAATATGTCAGAAGTTTGACTTTGTCATCTTGGTACTGAACTACTTCTTGGGTAACTTCTAAGTCATCATCGTTGCCAGCAGGTCCGATGTCTACCTTACGATAGATACCCTTTTCCATGCCTTCAACCACTTTGTGAATAGACACAAACTTCTCAATGGCACAACCCAGCGCATCGTCAATCGAGGTAGCATTGGGGTCAATGAGGAAGTTCTTAGGATTAACAGGGTTTACCTTAACGCAGAAGTATTCTTTTTCTTGTACGCCATAGGCGGCTTGTTCCATGCCCGGCATTGGCATCGTAGCAGGAACAAACTCTTTCTCTTGCTTAACAATGATTTCACCGATACCAGTTCCGTAAATCTCAGCCATCAATTCAATCTGGTCAATAGACTTACGAATCTTATGCTTTTCTAAATCTTCTTTGAGCTGAATCTTTAGTGCCTCAACATCCATTGGATTGTTGTTGTAGTCTCTAACATCGTCTTTGATGTCGAAGAACTCACCGTTACCAAAGATAGCTTCCATGATTTCAGCGTGGCGGGTTTCTACTGCTTGCTGGGTAGCAGGACTGATTAGGCGACTTCTTTCGGACTCTCGTGTCTTGTCTTCGTCAGCCCAGATGCCTCGGAAGATTCTTTCGTACTCTTTCCAATCTTCAAGGTAGTTCTCATCACGAGAATCTCTCCATCTGTCACAATGTTGAATAACAAAGGCACAAAGCTCTTTGTCTGCTTCAGAAGGTTCTTCCCAGCTAATACCTTCGTTCATGTCCATATTTTCAGCCATTTTAGTCCTTTATTAATAGCCACTAACCACATCTAATGCTTGCCAATCGTCTTCGTCATTGTCAATACTGTAGCTCGTGACAGCGAGTTGGTCGATATAACTTAATGCATCCACTAAGTCGTCGTGTACATTAGAGGTAGGAAACATCAATAGTTGGTCAACAAACTCATCAAAGTCTTCTTCAGCATTGAGTATAACTCGTCCATGCTCAAAGCGTCCTTGTAGTCCCCAAACAATCCTATCTACTTTTTTCTTATTACCATGCGTTAAATCTAAGATATGTGCGTAACAGTTGTTCTTTCGCATCAAATCACTGAGGTAAGGCAATACTGCATTTTTTAGCGCCCCTCGCTCGATTCCAACTGCTAGAGGTTCGTATTCTCTAATATTCTTTAAGATGTTCAGTGCGGTGGTTTGTATATCCCAACGACCAGCTTCAATCTTATCGACAAACCAAGTGCCATCATCGGTTACTTTTACAACTGCGATAGCGGACTGGTCTAGTCTTTTCTTAGTGGCATTGGCGCTTTTAGCGACATCTTCAAAGCCAGCTAAGTCTACTGCAATGTACCACGAACCAATCTCAGGTTCATCGCCAAACTTAATCCATTCTTCTTTAAATAATCCTGCGCCAGCATTATTGAAGGAAGACAGGTACTCTTGATTGAACGCAAAGCTACTTAGTGTTCTCTTTGCAGCCTCAATCTCTTTCGGGTCAATCGTTTCATTGTCAGCGGTGGTAAAGTGCCACGACTTCCAATCTTCATCGTCTCCACTCTGTCCTAATTGAAACCAATCATAGAAATGGTTTCTACCAGAAGGAGTAGAGATAAACATGGCTCTACCTTTTTTATCTGATAAAGCAGCACGAAGTACTCGTTCCCAAATCTCTGACTTGATAAAAGCGACCTCGTCCATTACCAAGTACGACAAAGACACACCACGCAAAGAGTCTTGGTTGTCAGCGCCTCGAATGAGGATTTTCTTGCCGTTAACCAAAGTTATCTCAAGATTGTTGATGTGTGCGGATTTGATGACAGGCTTTCCTAAGTCCATCAACAAGTCCCACATAATCGTCCGTGCTTGACCGAGGGTTGGTGCCACATACATCACACTAGAACCTTCAGGACAATTTAACCCCTCAATCAATAGGGTTACTGCAGACAACCTACTCTTACCACAACGGCGACCAGCAGCAATTACTTTGAATCGGGTCTGGTCCTTAAATACTGTTTGCTGCCACTTCAGCAGTTTAAAATCAAGATTCATCGATGTCCTTAATGGTTACATCAGTAACATCGTTGTCAATTACTTCTTCTGCTTCTATCGTTGGATTTGTTAATCCACTGATGTTAATTGAAATCTGTGGTGTTCCTCCACCAGTCTTGCCCTCGAAACTAGACAGAGGCAACAATCGTTCTCCACAGAACTTTAGCATCGCTCCCTGTGCAGGGTGTCCATCTTGTAGGGCGGTGGTGATTATCTTCTCAATGACACTATCACCATGTGTTGCTAACAGCCTTGCTTTAAACTCTGCGATTCGTGCTGCGTCGCCCGGCGGTCTCCCCACAATGCCGGGATTCTTTTTCTTTGCAATCGCCTTCTTGGAGGGACGACCACGAACAGGTTTACCATCGACAACTTCTCGTCTAACCAGCTTTGGTCGCTTCTTTTTTAAGACACCACCATCGTCGTCTGAAGACTGTGCATCTTCGGTAGATAATTGTTTTTCAACTTCTAACATAAAGCCTTTTTATCCTTAAAGGGAAAGACAAAGGAAATACTTATTAAGACAAACAAAAAATTCGAAGCCCTATAGTTACTATAGTATGCTATCGTAAGATTGAGCAGTTCGCTATCAGGAGGGGGATTTTGGTTTTAATCCCCCTTTGCTACAGTGCGCTATAATAATTCACTGCTTGCAGGGCTTACACGATTCTTTATAGTGTGTTGCTTAAACTTGTAAGGCGATTTTAGCATACTTTTACGATTTTGTCAAGTATTATTTTTACACCTGTTACAAAACAATAACATAGACGGTAGCATAGTCGTCCTTGACTGAGCAGATTCAGCGGGTCTGCCTAGACAATATAGGTCTCCGCTGAGGACAACAAAGACCTCCTACGGAGTGAGCATTTCCATCGACTCTGTCCCTATTTTATTCTTCCTTACTAATCAATGACATACACCATCATTGACTGTGTCCCTTTTTTATCAATTTAACATAGGTCTATTTTACTTTTTTGTATGCTATGGTGGCTCCGCCAACATTACACAACATAGTCTACCCCTCCCCCCTATGACATTATGTCAATAATGTGCATTAGTTAGCACTTACTTACATAGCCTTGCACCAATATAGTGCTAGGTTAGTGAGTGCTTACTTACATGACAATATCGATATATACGCATATACG